GGCATTTTTTTACATACGGGGAAAAACACCTTGACGGGGGTAGGCACTGCGATCATATTCCGCGTCAACATGATTTCTGTTGCCTGAGATCGAACACGGGTGGCCGAACTTCGGTTCTTGAAGCGTCGAGAAGCGCCGCGGCTCTTGCAGCAGCGAGACGAACATCGAGGCAGCCGACACGACCGAGGCTATGACAGCCAGTGGGCGGATCTCTCGAAACGGTTCCTGCGTCGCAACCCGCTTTGTGCGGAATGTGAGCGTCAGGGCTTCGATCGGAATGCCGATCTCGTCGATCACGTCTTGCCCGTGAGGGAGTTCCCTCATCTGCGGTTGCGATGGTCGAACCTGCAGTCGCTTTGCCGTGGTCATCACGATGGGTGGAAGCGCAGGATGGAAAATTTCGCGCGTGAGCGTGGACTGCTGAAGGCCTTGGCCGCCTGGGTGCGATCACCTGAGAAGCGGCCGCCGAAGTTCCGCTGCATGCTCGTCTGAGAAAGGGCCGTCCCGTCGGCCCAGATTGGCGCACACCAGCGTCGGGTACTGCCTTTTGCCGACGCGAGGGCGCCAAGAGTTTCCGGGATAAACGCCGAGAGAGGGGCGGCGACACCGAAGCTGGATCCGCAGACCAGCCGCCGCCCCAAGTCCGGAGTTTACAAGAGGTGCGCCGAACCCTTGTCGCAAGGCAGGGGGGCAAGCCCCACCCAGCCGAGAGATCGGCAGCGCCACTAGGCCGGCGTGGATGGGGCGCGTTTCGCCCGACAGGGCAACGTGGTTCGAGGGGTAGACGCCGGAGCGGGGCCATGGCCTGCCAGTAGCGTGACAGAGGCTTAAATGCGCCTACCGTCCCCTCGGCAATTATCGCCCGGTCGCGCAAGCCGGTGCGTACCTGACGCCGCTCCTCCATGGGGTCTGTCTGGTTTCGTTGCGCATGTTGAGAACTGACTTTCGCCGGCTCGAAAGGGCCGGCGCTTTTCTCAAGAGTTTCACCTAGGGGTGTCCGGCCCGAGAGCGGCAATGGCCGTCGCTTTCGCAGCAAAGGCAGGATCACCGGCCCCCGATCACCAGAGGCGTTCGACCGGCAAGCTGCGAAGCCGGATTCGAGAAGCGACCAGGCCGGGAACGGGGTGGGGTCGCAAGCCAACCGCCGCCAATAGGCCGCTGTAAGGCGCGGGGCTGAAACCGCGTCGGGGGTCTGCAAGCCCCATCACAAGTTTCGGCTCCGGCCGTCCGTAGGCCCCCCGTGGGCGTTCCTCCCTAGACTTGGGCCGTGCTTTCGGGTGCGGCCCTTTTTCATGAGGCCCCGATCATGAACACAGACGATTTGGACGACGTCGAGCGCGTCGCTGTGCAGCAGGGCGTCGCCGAACAGGCCACCGCTGAGAAGGAAGAGCCCGCCTCCGAAGAGACCAAGGCTGAAGAGCCGGAAGACGATGGCGACGATCTCGCTGCGGAGACTGCTGTCACGAAGGCCGATGGCGAGGTCGACGACGAAGTGACGCAGTCGCCGGCCGATACCGAGCAAGAGAACGCTGGCGCGCAGGGCGTCGATGGCGAGAAGCAGCCGGAAGTCGAAAGCGAACTCGAGGAAGTGGTCGCTGAGCCGCCGCGTGCGCGCCGCGTCTATCTGCCGGACGACGTTCTGATCAAGTTCTGCCCGCCTGGCGCGGTGATGGTCGGCGACCATGCGCACTTCGAGCAACTGCCAGATCAGCCGGGCCGCGCGTATCTCGAGATCGAAGGCGAAGGCGCCGACGTCGAAGCGACGATCGAGCCGCTCTGGGATGAGCACCACGGCGACCGTCGGATCCTCGTCTGGAAGTGAGCCATGGGACGCACGGCGCTATCAGACGCCGAGAAGAAGGCCAAGGGCACCTTCGATAGCCGTTATTCGGCAGAAGCCCGCGGCCAGGCAGCGTCGGCGAAGGTCATTGCCTTCCCGTCGCTGCAGGATATTCCGAGTTGCAGCTTTCCTCTCGATGATGAGGGGCAGCGGATCTACGACGACCTCACTCGGACGCTGTTCGAGCAAGGTCGGCTCACGGTGCTGACGCATCTCGAGATCTCTGCGCTGGCCGGCGGCATCTCCGCTGAGCGCGCGAAGATCAGCGCCGGCAAGTCCGCGTCGGCGATCGCCTTCGTTCGGTTTCTGGAGCGTGTCGACAAGCTCCAGCGCGCTTCAGTCGATCGAGCCTATGCCGGGTCGTCGACAGAGGGCCGCTCGAACAAGTTTGCACGAAGCGGCTTCGCGGCGCGGCGCTGATGGCGCGCCCGCAAGCGCTGAAAGCCTTCACGAAGGCACAGGAAAAGCCTCAGTTCCCGCGTTCTGAGTGCAAGGATTGGCTGGTTTCCGTCGAAATCGACGGCGAACAGCAGACGTTTCCCGACTACACGGGCATCGCGATCGAGTATTGCGAGCGTGTTCTCGACGGGCGGATCGACGCCGGCAAGCTGGTGAAGCGCGCATGCAAGCGCTTCCTGGCCATGTACGAGCGCGCGAAGAAGCCCAGATGCGAGTTTTCGTGGTCGAATGAGTGGGTTCTCGACACCTGTTCGTTCGTCGAGAAGCTCCCGCAGGTTGAAGCGGTCGATGGACCGATCGAATTGCAGCCCTGTCAGATCTTTTGGCTTGCTGCGATCTATGGATTCAGGCTGAGGGACGGCCGGCGCCTCGTTCGCGAGGTCATGATCGTCCTGCCGCGCAAAAACGGCAAGTCGCTGCTGCTGGCGGCGATGACGCTGATCGCTCTTGTGCTCGAAGATGAGCCAGGCCCGGAAATCGTGATCGGCGCGTCCACTCTCGCCCAGGCGGGCGAGGTTCTGGACCCTGCGCGCAAGATCGTGATGAAGGACGCCGATCTGCGCGAGCATTTCGCGCTGAAGGTGCTCAACAGCAAGATCGAATGCGGCCTCAACGCCGGCGCGATCCGGCTGGTGACGTCGGTCGCGTCCGCAAACGACGGCGCCTCGCCGCACATGGTCGTGCTCGAGGAGCTCCACGCGCAGAAGCCGGGGCTCTATCAGGTCATGTCGTCCGCCTTCGGCGCTCGCCGGAACTGGATGCTGGCCAAGATCACGACCGCCGGCAGCGTGGCGGCCGGTCTATGCTGGGAACAGTGGAAGAAAGCGGAGCGCTTGCTCACCGGGCAGTACCGGGCGGACAGCGAATTCGCGATCATCTACGCGGCGGACAAGGAAGATCGGGGCAACGAGACCGATCTCCTGCTGATCCGCAAGTGCAATCCGATGTACGGGATCTCGCTGACGCCGGAATCGGTGCGGCTCGAGGTCTCCAGATACGTCAACGATCCGAATTATCGGGCGGAATACCTTCGCACGCGGCTCAACCAGTGGTCGAACGCCGCGGAGGCGATTTTCGATCCGGATGAGTGGGATGACTGCCGGCACGAGATCACGCCGGCGATGTTCAAGGACTTTCCGGCGTGGATCGGCGTCGACTTGGCGCTCCGCGACGACATGCTGGCCGTGGGGCTGCTGTTCGATGTCGGCGACGCGATCGTCGGCTTCGTTCGCTACTTCATCCCGGAGGATTCGCCGTATCTGGCAGATCCTGACTACTCGTCGACCTATCAATCCTGGATCGAGGAGAAGCGGGTCACGCTGAGCGGCCAGTATTACATCGACCTCGGGCCGGTCGGCGCCTGCATCAAGGACTGGCACAAGGAATTCGCCGTGAAGGAGATCGGCGTCGATCCTTCGCACGCGATGCACTTCGCGAACGAGCTGCAGAACAGCGGCTTGCCGATCGTGATGATCAAGAACACGGCCGAGATCATGTCCGAGCCGACCGATGACCTTCGCGTCCGCGTGAAGGCGGGTCTTTTTCGGCACGATGGGAACCCCGTTCTCGCGTGGAATGCGCAGAACGTGGTCGGAAACAGGAACACGCGAGACCTGATCCTCCCGAAGAAGGAGAGCCGGAACTCGCCGAACAAGATTGACGGCATCCACGCGCTCATCTTCGCGAACGCCCTTCGGATGAAGGGCCTCGAATCTGAGCGCAAGGAGGCCGACAAGCCCCACCCGTGGGCCGTTCGCGGCCTGCTTGGAATGGACGAGCCGGTCGAAGATCGCCCGGAACAGCAATAGGAGAGCTTTATGCCCGCCACTGCCCGTTCGATGACGACCTCGCAGTCCGATACTGGCCTGCAGGTCACCCCGATCGCTGCCGACAACACCAATGGCGAGGCGTATCCCGCCGTCGTCAACGGCTCGTCGAACCTGTTCGTGTTCTACAACCCGACGGGCGGCGCGATCACCGCGACCCTGAAGGTGGCGAGCACCACGCCCGTTCGCGTGCCCGGCGTCGGCAACGTCACGCCGGCCGACAAGGCGCTTTCCATCGGCGCGTCGAAGTTCGGCGTGTTCGAGATCCTGCCCGGCGAGCTTCCGGCCTACACGGACGCCGCTGGCAAGATCAACCTGACCTATTCGGCGACCGGCCTGCTCGCGATGGGCCTCGGCACCCGCGATCGCTGACGAAATCGCGGTTTAGGCGCTTCAAATGAGCGTCGAAAAGGCCCTTTCGGTGCTCCGGGAGACCATCCCGGGGCCGGATTCGCACGTCGAAAAGGGATGGTCGGGCTGGAATCCGTCCGATCTTGGCATCGGCATCGGCAACGGCGCCGACACGAACACATGGCTGACGCTCACGAAAATGCTGGGGCTGACGCCTCAGAACACGATTTCGCTGGTCGAAGCCTTCCAAATCATGGGCGCCACAGCCTGCGGCGACGCGATTTCGCAGGATATTGCGAAGTCGACCCTGCGCATGTGGGAGCGTCTCGACGACGGCGGCCGCAAGCTGGTGCGCCCGAAGGATCATGTCGTCGCGCGCTTGCTCGCGGAAGATCCGAACGAAGAGCACACCTGGGATGAAGTGCACGAGATGGCCGTGCGCCAGTTCGTCTTCACCCAGAACGCCTATTTCGTGAAGGGCCTCTCGCGCCGCGGCGAAATCACCGAAGTCATCCCGGTCCTAACGCTTCGCGTCTATATGTGGGTCGATCCCCAGAGCGGGATGAAGTGGTTCACCGTCACGCGCGGCTCGAATTTCGAGCGCGCCATGCTGCGCGACTATCCGCTGCAGATCCCGGAAGAGAATATCATCCACATCCGCGGCCGCATGGTCGACGGCGTGCTCGGATATTCGACGCTGGTCGCCGGCAACGAGTCCTTCGGCTTGGCCAAGGACGTGCAGGGCTATCAGCGCCGCCTGTATTCGTCCGATGCGCGCCAGCATGGCGTGTTCGAACTGCCGGAAGAGGCCGAATTCGGCGATGCCGAGTTCAAGCGCCTGCGCGAACAGGTCACGAAGGCCTGGCAGAAGATGCGCACCGAGAATTATCCGATGATTCTCGAGAAGGGCGCGGCGTTCAAGGCCATCAATATGACGGCCAGCGATTCCGAGGTCGCGAAGGTGCGCAATCAGGCGCTCCTCGAGGTCTGTTCGCTGTTCCGCGTGCCACCCTACAAGATCGGCTTCCTCGAAGGGTCGAAATACTCGAATATCGAGGCGCAAGAGCGCATTTACGTCGACACGACGCTGGTTCCGATCGCTCGCCGCATGGAACGCCGGCTCGAGCGTGAATTTCTCGTCGGCGAAGACCGTCATCGCTACTTTTTCGAGTTCGATCGCGAAGAAATGGTCGCGATGGACGCGAAAACCCGCGCCCAGATCGCCAAGGATAACGTCCAGACCGGCCAGTGGAAGATCGACGAAGGCCGTCGTTTCCAGCGCATGGACCCGCTCCCGAACGGCGCGGGCGATGTCCGGTCGATCGCCGTCAACACGACGCTCATCGACGACAACAACAAGGTCGTTGTGCAGGGCGCGTCGGGCCAGCCGCAGGGCGAAAACGGCAAAGACACGAAGCCGAATGACGATGCCACGGACGAAAGCGGCTCCGTCGTTCCCATGAAACGGAGAGCATGATGGCTCGCAAGCACGTCTCGGTCGCCGAATTCAAGGCGGCCATCGAATCCGGCAAGCGCACGGACGAAATGATCATCACGAAGAACGTCGTGATGCAGAAGGCCGAAGGCGAGAAGGAAATGCTTCGCGTCCGCACGTTCGAAGTGTCGAACGAGAGCGTGGATCGCGACGGCGACGTCATCAAGCAGAACGGCGTCGACTGGAAGAACTTCATGAAGAACCCGGTCGTGCTCTTCGCGCACAATGCGAAGGAGCTTCCGATCGGCAAGGGCCTGGCCGTGCGCCGCGTCGGCACGAAGACCCTGATGGACATCGAATTCGCGGGCGCTGATGCCAATCCGAAGGCCGAACAGGTGCTCAAGCTGCTGGACGGCGGGTTCCTCAATGCCGGCTCGATCGGCTTCACTCCGAAGGAGGTCTCGCGCGTCAGCACGAAGGATCGCGACGGCTTCGACATCCAGAAGTCCGAGGCGCTCGAATTCTCGATCGTGCCCGTTCCGGCCAATGCCGATGCGCTGCATCAGGCGAAAGAGGCCGGCCTGGACGTCTCGGTCTGCAAGGAATTCATCGCCGGCGCGCTGAAGGCGTATCGCCTGAAGGAAGACGGCGACATCGAAGCCATCCCGGCGCCGAAGGTCGAGAAGGGCCTCTACACGGTCGGTCGCCTCGCCGACATCCTGCAGTCGCTCGATTACATCGAAGATAGCTGCGAGTACGAGCGGGAATATGAGGGCGACGACTCGACCGTGCCCGAACAGATCACGGCGGCGATGCACGTCTTGGGCGGCGCGCTGATCGCGATGGTGCAGGAAGAGGTCGCGGAGCTTCTCGGCGAAGAGAGCGGCGAGACCATGAAGGCTGCCAAGGCCTTCCTCGCCAACGTGAAGTTCACCGACAAGGTGCAGACGAAGACGCTGCCGAAGGTCGTCACGAAGACCGTCGGCGAGAGTGCTGGCGAAGCAATCCTCACGCCCGCGCAGGTCACTGCCCTCGAAAAGGCGGTGAAGAAGGAAGTCAACGATACCGCGCAGACCGGCGATTCTGGGATCATCGCGCAGTTGATGGCCGCCATCCGCCGCGTCCTGCCCGGTGCTCCTGGCGCGCCCGGCGTGAACGACACGATCAGCTCTGATCAGGACGTCACGATCGACGTCGTCCCCACGAAAGAATTCGACGAAGCGAAGGCTCTCGCGGCCGCTGCAGTTGCCCGGTCGCGCGCGCTCGTTGCGGCCGAATAACCCGCTTCCAGCCCCAGGAAGAACCCGCTCCCCCGGGAGCAAAGGCCGCCACCGCGGCCTTTTTTGTTGCCCGAAGGAGGGCTTTCCATGACGCTCAAAGAAAAGATTGCAGCTCTCCGCGCCAAGATCACCGCGAAGAGCAAGGAAGTCGAAGCCTCTTCCACGAAGGAGGCGCATTCGGCCGACGACCTGAAGGTGCTGAAGGAGGCGACCGCCGAACTCACCACGCTCAACGCCGAACTCGACACGCTCCTCGAGACGCAGAAGGCCCTCGGCGCCACCCGCGCTGTGCCGGCGCTCGAAGACGGCGAGACCGTCCACGCGCAGGTCAAGACGAAGCTCTCGACCGAGGAGAAGATCAGCGCCGCGATCTGCGGCCTGCTGAAGTCGAACGCCGACCCTTCGAAGAACGCCTACGCCCACATGGATGAGATGGGCTACGGCACGATCGCGAAGGAATTCGAGGCGGCCCGCGTCAAGGCGCCGATGCAGGCGGGCGTCGCTGCGCAGGGCGGCATTCTGGTGCCGATCGACATGGCGAACGAGATCGTCGAGATCCTGCGCCCGAACACGACCATCCTGCAGGTTCCCGGTCTGCGTCGGATCCCGATGCCGAATGGCAACTATGAACTGCCTGCCGGTGCGACCGGCGCGACGGCGAACTATCAGGGCGAAGTCGCCCACGCCGGCGTGACGCAGCAGACCTTCCGCGATGTGAAGCTGACCGCTCGCACGCTGTCGGCGATCATCCCCGTCACCAACGACCTGCTGAACTTCTCGATCAGCGGCGCGATGAGCTTCGTGCAGACTGATCTGCGCGCCGCCCTGTCGCAGAAGATGGACGCCTCGCTGTGGCGATCAACCGGCGGCACGAACCAGCCGACCGGCATCATGAAGATCCCTGGCATCGGTACGCGCGCGGACGGCAACACCAACGCGCCGACCTATACGCAGATCGACGCCGCGGCTCGCGTCCTGATCGTCGCGATGCAGAATTCCTACATCCCGGAGACGAATTGGGCGTGGGTCATGCCCAAGCGCGTCATCGGCTACCTGCAGGATCTCCGCACGTCGAACGGCAACCCTGTCTATCCGGGCATGCAGCTTCCGGAAGGCCAGAAGCGCTTCAAGGGCTACCCGGTCCTCGAGACGACCAACTTCCCGCTCACCCTCAACACGCGCGGTTCTTCGGACGACACCGAAATCGCGCTGGTCGCGGGCGATCAGGTGCTCTTCGGCGAGTCGATGCCGCTCGAGCTGGCCGTTTCCTCGGAAGCGACCATCGTCAACGGCTCGACCGTCACGTCGATGTTCCAGGCGCGCCAGACTGCCGTGCTCGCTGTCATGCAGCACGACATCAACGTCCGCCAGATCGGCGCTGTGCAGGTGCTCACCGGCGTCCGCTGGGGCGCGTAAGCGCTTCAGGCCCCATAGTCATCAACCTCTAAGGAGAAGGCCATGCCCCAGGCCGTTTGCTTTCTACAGTCTGCGTTCCCCTTTTCGAAGGGGGACTCGACTGTCCTGCAAGACGAAAAGCTCGCCGAAGAACTTCGTGAGAAGAAGGTCGTCGAGTTCGTGAAGCATGAAAAGAAAGCTGACGCGGGAGAGCCTCCGGCTCCTCCCGCTCCTCCTCCGGAGGATGCTGCTGACGATCCTGAGATCGACGATCAGCAGGAGGATGGCGAAGGGGATGAGGATCTCGTGGAGATTCCCGAGAATTGGGAGAAGCTCCACCACACGCAGATCATGAAGCTCGCCAAGGACATCACCGGCGCCGCGTACGCGAACGTCGCTGATGCGAAGGGCACGATCAAAGACGAACTCGCGCGCCGAGCTGCGGCCGGCGAATAGGAGACACCAGATGTCCAAGCATGCACTGAAGAAAAATGGCGGCTCAGTCGCCCGTTCCGTCTACCTCAACGGCGTGACGGCAGTCACGGCGGGCGGCGCCGGCGACAACACCGCGATCAATAGCGCGTGGATCGATCGCCAGCTCTCCAACCTCATCGGCATGGCTGGTTCGGCCAAGGTCGTTGTGGCCTGGACGACGACCCTCGCCGCCAACAAGACGCTGTCGCTGGCCTTCAAGGTGCAGGACGCCGACGACAACTCCGGTACGAACTCGGCTGACGCCGGCGTCGATGCCTACCCGAACGGCGCTGCGCTGACGTCGACGGTCGTCCAGACCGACACCGGCTCCGGCGGCACTTACACCGGCACGACCGAGTTCGACGTGAACCTCACCGGCCTGCGCCAGTTCGTGCGCTCGGTCGTCACGCCGGATCTCAACGCCTCCGGCACCGACACCGCCTCGGTTCAGATCGTCGGCGTGCTGTTCGGTTCCGACCGCGGCCCGATCAGCAAGTCCCTTGTCTGATCAGGCAAAAGAGAAACAGGGGCGCGGGGCCGCTCCTGCTACGGCCCCGGGCGGCGGATACGTTCGTCGCCCGGGTGCTTATCAGCCGCGCGATGAGAAGCCCGACAATCGCGTGACGCGCGATTTTCAGGCTACTCGCGGCGACTACAAGACGAAATGATCGGAGGCGCTGGTGGACCTCGAGCTCATCACGGCGCCGACGAAGGCCGAAATCCTCGCGCTGGTCTCAGTCGCGAAGATCAAGGCCGAACAGCGCTTCTTCGATCCGTCTGAGGACGCGCTCTTCGAGGATTTCATCGAACAGGCGTTCAACTGGTTCGACGGCCCGCATGGCTGGCTTCGGCGCGCCGTGCTGCCTCAGCAGTGGACGCTCTATCTGACCGATTTCCCCCGGCGCGCCGTGCTGCC